ATAAAAATTATAAGACATATAATGAAAGACCATTTCCAGCTAACAGCAAAACCTAAAAATAAAAAAATTAGTAATAACATGTCCATACCTACAATATTATTTTAAAAATAATGAACCAAGTTAGTAGATATGATAAAGAGGTGGCAATCATAGTATAAAAAGTTATCTCTACTTCTGATTTACCTTCATTAATCATTTTATTTATATAGTAAGAAGGTGAGTATTTAAAATCAAATCCAAACATACTTTTTATAAAATACAATGCAAAGGCTGATTTATAAGATAATATAGGGAGTGAATTAAAAATGACTGCAATAGCTTTATTCCAAATCTCCATTAAAAACACTACATTTGCAAACATTAAAGGCACAACCAATACTAATGACGCGATCGCAAAACCTAAATTCTTTTTCATTCTTATTCTCCTTAATATATCTCGAATAAGTTATTATTTGTTGTAAAATGATATTTTAGATTTTTAGTATATCTTACAACAAATCCAAAAAAGCTGTAACTAAAATCTACTCCGTCTGAATGAGGAACAATATCTTTTAATTCATAATAGAATCCTTCTTTCGTTCTTTTCAAAATGTCTCCGGGTGTTAATTCTGAATAAGTCTTCTCCCCTGTTTTAACTCTCTCTTTCATAAGTATCATGATTACTTCACCCTCTTTCCCTTAAATTTCCCGTATTTTCCAGCCATATTTGTTATATTACCTTCATAGCCATTTGAAGCATTTCCTAACATACCCCCAGCGACTGCTATATCTCCTATACCCCAGATACGATATGTTTCATTCGAGCCACAGTTAGGACATTTATAAGAACTTTCGAAGTTTTCTTCAATTGTGTTCTTACTTACGTCAAATGTGCTTCCACATGTGCATTTAAACTGTGTAATTACCATCTTTCTAATTCCTCTTCTATATAGGTTATATTATATTGCTTGCACATATCCATATCTGTAAATCCAGCTAATTTCTTCTCAAAGCAGGCATTGCATGTTTTAAAATCTGGGTCTAATACACAGAGTCTTTTCTTACAATAATATTTTTGTTCCATTATAATTCTCCTTATATGTTTTTTAATTAGTATTTCCTTTATATGGATATAAACGGAAGCTATTATCTCCGAAGCAGAACGGAGCTCGTGATAATTTTGGAGAATCATTCTGTTTTACTATACTTGCATATACAATATCAGTTTCCAAATCCCATTCCTCCTCGCGTTGCGGAAAAAAGCGTCTCTTTAGAGTTAACGGTCTATTTACTGCCATAACAACTCTCGATCTTGCTGCATACACGCTTCCACCTTCTACCATCTCTGGCTGTAACGAGAATGTATCACACATTTCAGGAGCAGAAAACATTTTACCTCCTCTAAATAAATTCTCATTTGATTGAAGTACATGCAACATATGGACATTATGTTTTTTACATATTTGTAACAGTCTATTTACACCGGGTTTTAATTCAGTTCCAGCCTTCCCAGATAATTCCTCAATTTGTTCTGTTAAATCGATTGTAATAAAACAATAACCATCATCCGGTAACACACCCGATTCTTTAAATTTTTGTTTACACTTGTATATATAAGCGTCTAATTCATTAAGAGTAATCATAGGTTCCGCATAATAAGCATAATTTAATCTTGATTCTCTTAACTTTAAATTTTCTTCTATAATCTGTTTTATTTCTTCCGATTTATTATCTGATAAAATTTCTTCTAATGAAAGATTTGTCTCCATAGATATCAATCTATCCATATTACTTTCTTCAATCATTTCTAAATTTATAGAAATAACGCAAGTTCCCTTATTTACTAGCATGTTTTCCATACCCTTAACCAATAGCGATTTACCACTACCCTTCATACCAAAAACAGTCGTCATTTCTCCTTGCGCTGCAGGACGAATTAGCATTAAGTCTATTGATTTATAACCATAAGAACGTTTATTTGAACCCTCTTCTCTCTTCTTTAAAACTTCTCTATATGATTGTACTAAATCAATATTAGTTCTAACTGTTTTATCATCATCTAGTTTAATAGAATTATAGAGTATATTATCTGCTAAACCTCTTATAGTATCGTAATTCAATTCTCCCTTTGATGTAGTTTGAATTAAAAATTTTTCTACAGTATCTCCTATTTGAAGTTTGACTTTATAATCTTTAATATTTTTTATACAGGATTTGATAAGATTTTTATCAAAATTTTGTTTTTCTAAAATTGAATTTACATAATCAAGAGGAACACTTGGACAATGTCTTTGTATTACCCTCCTATCAAATAATTTAATATCAAGATTTAAATAACAATCACATACTGCATTGTATACTTCCTTTGTATTAGGTTGTGTTAAATCATCTATACCTATTAAATAATGTTCTTCGGGATGTTTTATGATATAGGATAATATATGTTTTTCATCCTCTTCTGTTGAAGGGATAAATTTTGAAAATTCTGACATTCAATTCTCCTTAAATATTTAGAGTCCTCTTATACTTCTTTCTTTCAAGAAAAGAGTGTGAATCTCTTTTTGGATCTATCATACGATTCTCCATAGGAATGTCCAAGAGTTGAAACCAGCTACGTAACTTTTCTATATCCTCCTTACACTCAATAGCAATATCTTGTAATGATAAATCTAATGGTAGAAAATCTACTAACTGATAATTTATTTTAAGTTGTATTTGAGCATCTTGTAATTTTAATTTCCATTGTTTTGGAATATTTTCATCTCTAAACATATTAGCTAATAAATCATATATACTTTCATAGTTATTTATTATATGATTTAAAACAACCTTAGGCATATGGGGTACAGCATTGTCTATGCAGTCACTTTTATCTCCGTGAATAGCTTTATAAATTTTAACTCCATTACCTGAGGGGTTAAATCCATAGTCTTCTGTGAAGTTATCAACCTCGTATAATTTAGAATAGTTGAACCAATGAATTAAATCACTTTCTCCCATACCTGTTCCATCACTAATTCCACGCGCCCAGTCTAAATCAGCACTTACCATTAGAGCAGAACCTTTTATATGTTTAAGAATTGGAAGCACTAAATCATCAGCTTCACATTTATCGTATCCTACTATATATAAATTATTGTTGTAGAATTTTAAAATTTCTAACAACTTTTCTAACGATTTATAAAACACAGGAGGAATATTTTTATTTTTTCTAGCATGCTTATAAGATGAAGAAATCATCTCCCTTTCATTTATCCTAGAAAAGGGATTATCGTGTAGTATATATAGTTTGGTCTCATCATTACCATAAGTCTTCTTAATCTGATTTATTCTATCTAACGAATCTTGCAGTGTAATAGAATAAAAAGCACTTTCATCTATATCTTCTACTAGTTTTTGAATTGATGAAGTTACTACACGCCAGTATAAATTATTGCAGTCAACGATTATATGATTGTACTTCAAATTATTTCTCTCCTTCTGAGAATTCGGTTTTCTTTAAACTTTCTTTTACCTCTAACAATTCAAGTAACTTTTTATAACCTTTCATATCTTCAGTAGTAATACCTGTTGTTCCAGTATTAGGATTAGTGGGGAGTAACGGTTGATCTGGTTCTTTCTCTGACTTAGTTGCTGATTCTATAATTTTAAGAATTGGGACAGCTGAGTCTGTTTCTCCTTTTGAGAGAATCTCTTGAAGTTTTATAAGCACTCCATAAGGAACGTCCTCTTCTTCAGATTCTAATTTATCAAAAAGCATTTGTTCAACTTTTTCTTTCAACTTTGATTTACTCGTAGAACGAGCTATATATCCATTAAGAAATCCCATTAAATTTTTAAAGGATTCTTCTTTTACTCTATTTTTATCTATTTGAGAATTAGATTCTTTATCTATAGATTCTATTTTAGTTATTACATTATTCTGCTCTGTCATTTTGTATTTCCTCTTTCTTCTTGATGATCTCATTATAAAAATTTACAAATTCTTTTTCTTCTATATTCTCCAACATAGTAATTATATCTTGGCCGAGAGTTTCTTTTATTTTATTTATCTTACCTCCTATTGAAATAGAACTAAGAATATCTTTGTGAGTATCTGGAATATTTAAATAATCTTTTATATCAGTCCATGTATAGCCCTTAAATGTTTTTAACCAAAAGCATAAAGCAGTAAGTACGCTTGTTTTATAAGCTTCTCTTGAAGGTAATCTTAATAGATCCCCATCATAATAAGCGATGAGTTTTTGTAAAGAATCTTCATCAAGTATTTTAGCAAGGACGTAGAGATCATTCATCCTATGATCTAAAGAATATATGTATAATGATAACTCGTTGAATATTTGATGATTTAATATATCCTCTTCAGAGAAATAAGAATCCAAAGTCTGCTTCAAAAATTTTTGCATCTAATACCTTTCCCATACTTTTTTTTATTAGTACAAAGGTAGAAATTACTATTCAGCCCCCTTCAATAATTCATTTCTAAGTATATCAAGAGTTTGCATTGCCACCATTTTACCCTCCCTTCCAAAAGCTTGAAAGAATTTATCAAAAGCGGTTTCTCCATGCTTAAAATATAAATGAATTGCTATAGTTCTTATATGATCTTCATATGAATTTTTACAGTAATCTTCTATACCTTCTATAATACCAATAATTTTATTATATAGTTTTATAGTATCTTCTTCTATTTCAATTTTTGAGATTACCTCTTTATTACAGGGTATAAGCTCATGTAAATTATTACCATCTTCAAATTCAAAATCTAATGAAACATCTTGACTGTCCATTTCCATTGGATTGAATATAGCTTGCTTGATTTTCCATACAAGATATCCCCCAAATGATATATCTATTTTAAAATGTTCTTTGCTTAAATATTCTTCCATAAATAAAGTTACAGCTTGATAACTATAGTATTCAAGTGCTCCATCATACTTTAAATATTGTTTATAATTCTTTTTTATAAGTGATTGTGTATAAACATCCAACAATCGTATAAAAGGAACTACTGTTTTCTCACATCTATTGTTTAAATAATTTTCTTGTAAATATTTTAGTTCTCTTTCGGTCGCAGGCAGAATACACCAAATTTCACGACACTTAGGACATATACAATTATTATTCTGCCATGCTTTCTTTTCTTCTATATTTGGTATTTTAAAATTATGTTTACAATATCGACAGACAATAGGTTTACCCCTATTCTCAATTAACTTTTCTGGTTGTACTTCAATGGGCTCTTCAGATGATTCTAGAATATCACTTTGAACATTATCATTTATTTCTGTAGACATAATACCTCATTTAAAAATTCATAAAAATTTCCTACCACTTTATTGTAGTAGGAAATTTCTTTAATCAATTATTTAAGTCTAATAGTTAACGGTAGCTTCCTTCACTGAAAGAGCAAAGTCTTTCCATCTCAAGGTATAGCATTACTTGGTGACGTCTCAGTCCAAGTTTCTCTGCAATTTTCCTTGCATTCTTCGTAGCCTTCCATTCTTTCATTACTGCTTTTTGTTCTTTTGTCTTAAGAGTCATTTGCATTGGTCTTGACATTCGAGTCTCCTGTTTTTAATTTATAAAATAAAAATCTATTATCTATAGTAATATAAATAATAGATTCAATTTTTAAAACTTTTTATATTGAAAATTTCTTATTCATTCTGAAGTTTTCCATATACGTCCAGAGTAAAGTATTTATTCTTATATCTCTATCTGCATTTTTAATAGCTCTTGTTCTTCTCAGAGTATTTCTAATAGGGTTGATATAATTAGCTCCTCCTTTAATTACATTTTCTTGTACAATATTCATTGTATGAAATAGTGAATCACTCTGATCTTCTATCCTTCTTGGTACCAAAATAGCATCTGGATTTATGACTGAATTTTCTCCCCAATGTTGTTCAATTACTTTAGAAGCAAAGTCCAGTCTCTGTCCATTTGTAAGTTTAATAGACTTATATTCGTCTACTTTACTCCAGACATCATTGAACTCTTTTGTAGCATCATATATAACTTGAAATATTTCTTCTTGTTGTATTCCAAAATGTCTTCTTTTAACTTGAGCAAAATGACTATCAGCTACTATGAGTCCATTTGAACAAACTAGTCGGAAAAGACCTAATTCCATTCTAATTGAGCTTGTACCATTGTGGGAATTAACAAGAATAATCTCTGGAACTAAACTTCCTACTTCTCTCATTACTGGTTGAAAGTCTGGATTAGAAAGTCTTACAATATGTCGTCTTACATTAGGATCATCCTTTTTAGTCTTACTTTGAAATGCCTTTGTAACTCCCCAACCAGCTTCATTAAATCCTTCTAAAATCTTATCAGTCTGGACGAATGAATATCTCTCAGTCATCGTTGCTTTAGGCTGAGTAGCATACACTGCTGGTGCTGACTTTCTAATTTCTTCTTTGGCTAATGTTTGAATTTCCATTATTTGGACTCCTTATTTAATTTTCTATTCTACTTATAATATAAATACTTATTGAAAAATTTAAAACTATTTTTTGAAATTTACCAATATATATTTTTTATTATTTTTTCTACAATAATCAATATTAAATTTAGACCCTTTACTTTCTCCGTCCCAAAAAATTATATTCAAGTCAGATTCTTCTATAATTTCTTTATTTCTAACAACTCCCGCACCTCTCCCAAATTTCTCCCATTCTGGTAAAATCTCTTTTAAAATAATATTATTATCTATACAATATTTCTTAATTAGAGAATCTATACCCTTTGCTCCACCCGATATAAAAGTTATATCTGAATACTCATTTATAATAGTACTCAACTGTAAGTGAAACCAATTATAGTCGTTAATAGAACGAGATCCTGTTATAGATATATTCATAGTCAACTCCTTATAATTATATAATAAGTAATTACAAAAGAAATTAAAACTATTTTTCAAATTATTTAAATTTTATCTTATTATAATTTTTATAATAGTCTCAATATAATATACTTATTAAAATTAAATCAACTTTTTTCTCTAAAAATAGTAAAAAAATTTGATTGTTCCTTGACGATATATTATATATTATGTATAGACTCTAAATAAATTATATAAGGAGAAACAGTATGATACTTACAGAAAAACAAAGGAAAATAATTACAAAGCAAAACCTAAAGAGATTTAGGAAAGAAGGAAGAACGTATAAAGAAATAGGTAAAATGATTAAAGTCAATCCAGCTACAGTATGGCATTATGCTTATAAGTTTGGTTTGACAAAACACCATAATGCTAATGCTTAAAAATGATAAGGGAGTATAGTAATTTTATACTCCCTTTGTTTTAATCTTTAAATGTACCTTCTGCTTTTAATTCATCAAGTACATATTCTTGATCTCCGTCAGAAAGTTTTTTAAATTCTTTATCTTTCTTTACATCTTTAAATGATCCATATTGAGCTTTAAATTCTCCTATAAGTTCATTAAGATCTTTTTTATTTGCTTCTTCAAATTTATGCGGTGTATATCTTTTCATCTATTATTACCTCAATTTTATCTTATATTCATGTTTTGATGGGAATACAGAAGAACCTATTATATTTATATCGGATATAGATTCTTTAGCATTAGAATTTATTACAATAATACCATTTATACAATCTTTACCTTGATAAGTTCCTTTAAACGTTTGTTTACTTGTAACATTTGAAATAAATGCTAATCCATCAACTTCTACTTTTGTTTCTCCTATAATAATATTAAATTTGGAAATATCTTTAGTTCCTGTTAAATCTGTGTATACATCGAATATCATTGATTTAAAATAGGAAAGACCCTTCTTAATATAATCATCTTTATAATACATATACTCTTCTGCTTCACTTATCTGTCTTGTATACCTTTTCATTGTTTATACCTAAAATTATATTTTAATTATTAGTATTAAATTGTTCAATAAGTATATTACACTCAGGACAGCGCCTTTGTAAATCACGTATATCAGCCTCTCTATCTACGTGTCCCCTTAGTTGGGGTACAGTGACTAGTTGTAAGGGGGAATTATGATTATATCCCCGTCTTTTCATTTACTAATATAACTTTTTATTTAAAATAGTACCTGTAAAATCCTTTTTTATAGCTTCAAGATACTCAAGAAAAACTTCAGGTATCTCTGCTATTATCTCAACCATATCTTCCCAAATTCTAAATAGAACATATCCTTTATTATTTAATTCAATTTCTCTTATTAAATCTTTATCCGTATAAGTAGGGAAATTATGCCATTTCTTTCCATCTACTTCAATCACTATATTATAATCAGGTAAAAAGAAATCAGCAGGATAGCTATGTTCTATTCCCCAAATAGGATAGTTATGATTGTACTTTATTTGTAGATCATCTAAAAACTTTTTAAAGAGTCTCTCTGGTTTCGTATTTGAAAATCTTTTATTTGGATGATCTATAATCCTCTTCAGTGTAATATCACGTTGACGTTTTCTCAGTATTTCTTTCTCTTCGATTGGCTTCACCCTCCACGATTCTTTAATAGATACTGATGTCTTAAGTAAACGTATATCTGTTTCCTTCGTTAATCCTTTATTCCAAGAGGTAGAAGGATTCTCATTTTTTGTAGCTTTTATTTTTTCCTTTTTTCTAATTCCAGTGCTGTTAATCCATTCAATATCGTTTTGTGTTTTCTTCACACTATCTGACATTTGTTGTAGTCTAGTATCAGTCTCTTTCGTTAGATTTTTATTCCATGCATCTTTCTTATTAGGATTTAAACTACAATAAGGTTCGTGTCCATTCCTTCCGTGATGTGATTTGAATTGTTTTGAACAAAATTTACAAATACATCTTAATTCTATCTCTACATTCTTTACATCTTCTCGATAATTCAATTAAATTCTCCTTTCTATCTACCCTTCCTCTTTCATAAATATTGATGCCCATAAGATCTATTGGGGATTGATGATTGTACGCACGATTTAACATCTCTTCCACTAATTCACTATGCCTACTCTCTAAGGAATGTATTTCTAAAAAACCTTTATCTATATAACCATTTACTGAAATCCCTTTTCTCAATGTTCCAAGAAAAGCATGAAGTTCTGAATGTTCACCCAGAAGATGTTGTCTACAAAGAATTTTAGGATCAACCAGCCATTGTCTCATATTTCTCCCCTTTCTGACATCTAGAACATTCTTTAATACTAGAATCAATATTACCATGAAGCTTTACTTCACACCCACATTTACATACGAATGTTCGAGAAAGAGTTTTTTCAACTTCAGTACTATCAATGATAGAATCTGCACGTTTCTGTGTTAAAGCTGATAATAAAGCTTGGTTCTCATCATGCTTAGATAACTTTTGTCCTTTTATCTTTACATCTTTTCTAAGGGAATCCATTCCCTTTTTTAATTTCTTGGCTTTCTTTTCCTTCATCTTTTTCTCCTTATTTTAAATTAGTAAAACCGCTATAATGTATATATAAATTTATAGCGGTTTTAATCAAATACTTTTTTGTTTATAAATTAAATTTTTTCAATTAAATCTAGAGTTCTCTTTTCAAACTTTTCAGGAAATTCTTTAGAATATTTTAAAATGAAAGGCATCATTTCTTCTCTCGTTTCTTCTGAATAATAGTCATCATTACCTACAGCACAGTTTACAAAATCATAAACGAAAGTTTTTCCAAATTCAGTATCAAGAGGATGTGTGTCATATTCTTCTGTAAATCCACATTCTCCAAATACAGCCCATCTTTTAATACACTGTATACAAGCACCACATTTATTTGTAGTTCCGTCATGACAACTACGAGTACTTATCAAGTCTGATTTAGACAACCCATTATTCAATGCCCATCTAACTTCTTCTAATTTATTTAGTTTTAAATCAGCTAATGGAAATTTAACTTTAATAGGAGAGAAATGTTTAAATGGTCCTAACACATAATTAATAGTTTGATTCAAATAATTAAGAAATGTATAATTTTTGTCAGTTCCCTTTTCGTGTGTTTCTCCGTGTAATGTCCCCATCCATATTTCATCAGGTAATTCTTGACAAGCTAGAAGTACACCAAAAACTAAATTTCTACCGGGAATCATTATAGCCCCTTCACGTCTTCCTGGTTGAGCTACTGGACCATTGGACTCATCAAGCCAATCTACCTTTTTTATTTTTACAAAATCAGGTAGATTTTCCATTTCCCTTTTAGCTACAGGTTGTCCATGATCATAATAAATAGCTATTACTTCATCATTAGGATAATTAGTTTTAGCCATATGATACATAATATAAGAATCTAATCCTCCACTATATAATACCGCTATGTTCATTTGAATTCTCCTTGCCTATTATTCTCTTTATCCTTTAAATTATGTTTAATATGGACAATTGGAATATCTACATATTTTTTTATCTGCTCAATTTGTATCTCATCGTCCTCATAAATACAAACAATATTCTTTCCTTCTGCTAATAACATCTGTAAAGTTTTTCCTTTATGAATTCCAGAGCTTTCTCTGGTTTTTTCATCGTAAGGAATAGTATTGAAATATACCTTATTTGTTATTCCCTTATGACTTAACATCTCTAATGTTTCTTGTTCTTCTTCATAAGAACGACCTGTAATAATTATGTCTTCAGGATAGGGGCGAATGCCCTGTATATCCTTAGTCATAAAAATTACTCCATCAATATCAAAAATCTGTATAGCCATATTATTTCACTTGTCCTTTTGTTATATCTGTAAATTGTCTTTTTGCTAACATTTCACATTCATGTAAAGCATCTCTATACATCATTTGTTGTGGAGGAGTTTTTTGTGTCCAAGCAGATGGTCCTCTTAATGCACCAACAATTCCCATTTCTCTCGCTACTTTTAAATATCTAATAGCATCAATAACTACACCAGCTGAATTTTCTGAATCTTGTACAGACAATTTACAGTCTATTTCAATTGGAGCTCCTCCAAAAGAATCCAATTCCAATCTTAGATAAGCAACTTTATTATCTTTTAGATAAGGAATAAAACTAGATGGTCCTGCAAAGAGAGAATCTTTTTCTACAACAATATTTCTCAAATCATTCTGTGATCTAATTACATTTTCTTTTGAAATCTTCTTAGTTTTAATTCTTGTCGAATCCATCATATTAGCAAAATCGGTATTACCACCTACATTTAATTGTTGATGGAATTTAACTCTACAACCTCTATCATAGGCTAACTCTTGAAGAACTTGTGAGAGTACACTTGCTCCTAATTGTGACCGCATATCGTCTCCAATAATAGGAAGACCCCGATCAATAAACTTTCTCTCCCATATTGGATTAGATGCAATAAATATAGGCATACAATTTACTACAGCTACTTTTGCTTCCAAAGCACATTCCATATAGAATTCAGTGGCTACTTGAGAACCAACTGGAAGATAATTTAAAAGTACATCAACCTTCTTATTTTTTAACTCTTCAACTATTTTTTCTTTTGTATCTTCCTCAGCATTAGAAGGATGAAAATTTATATCACTGTGAAAATCTAACATATGATTAGCTATTCCATCAAGTCTCTTCCCCATTCTAACGGTACAGTTATCATCTATCTGAGTATGAAAAAATCTACAACAATTAGGTTTTGCAAATATTGCTTGATCTAGAGATTGTCCAACCTTTCTAACATCTACATCCCAAGCAGCTACAAATTTAATATCTCCAATTTTATACCCCCCAATAGAAGCGAACATCAACCCAGGTACATTCTCATTCTTTTTTTGTTTGTAGAAATTTACACCCTGCACAAGTGAAGAGGCACAATTACCTACACCTATAATAGCAACATTTATCATTCTTTCTTCTCCTATGATTATATTATAAATAAATGTGTTGAAATTTAAAACATTATTTTCTTTTTTATAGGTTTTTTATATTGATCCCAATCAAAAAGAAATAATTTTTTATATCTTTCAATTTCTTCATTAGTATATGGAAATATATGATTAGATTTATCTATCTCTAATTTATTTAATTCTTTTAAAAATTGTATTTGATCCAGTTCAAAAGATAATGAATTGTATGAAAGTCTAAACTCTGCACTATTTTCTATTTTTAATTTCTTAATATAGACATCAGTTAAATTCAACTCTTTCATAGATTTAAAAATGAGATGCCCATCAATTATCTCAAGTGATTCATTTACAATAATTGGTTTCAATTGTCCGTACATTTGAATACTCTTTTTTAATTGTGAATACTTATGATGATCAACCTTTTTAATTGTTTTATATATTTGTTTTATTGAATCAATATTTACTAATTCCACTGTACACCTCTTTCACTCCAATAATCTGTAACTATCTCTTGATATTCATTAAATATAACGACATTCTTTTGTAACTTTAATTTCCATGCGGACATCTCACCTTCAACATCAAATAATAGAGGGGAGCATATATTGTTTTGAAATGCTTTTTTCTCAAGCTTATCTGATTTTAATTCTAAAAATTCTCTAACATAGAACAACCTATTCGATATTGCCCCTTGTAACCATGATGTACTATCAACAGAATACCAAGGATATCTTAGTAGAATATCACTACTTGTTTGTCCTAACGCATGAAATTTTCTTTTATATTTACTATTAAGATTATAAAGTATATCACATATTTCCATTAACTTAGTGATGTTAATATTCTCTCCTGCCATTCCACCTATAAATATATATTCATAACGTTCTAATAATTCTTCAAAATATTTCAAGGCTTCATCTGCTTCAGTAGAGACAATTGTATTAGCATGGAATACAGGAAGAGGAGTTAATCCTGCCTCTTCCATAATTCTTTGATTCTCTCTTGTTTGTTTTATACTTTCTTTTACAGATATAGTAGCCGTCCCCTTTACATCTAATTCAACATAATTCCAAAATTCTTTTCTATTCTCTTGTAAAAACGCTATGTATTTATCAATCACTATTACTTCATTTTTCTTCCACGCAGAGAACGCTCCCGAGTCTATAAGTAAATCGGCCTTAGGTGCGTGATTTCTAAAAGCTTCTACGTGTTCCTTCTTATTCATATAATAATAGGAAATTAGATAATTATCATGTACATTCAAGTCTATATAGGAGGCTGAGGAATCGGGAGCAGCTAAAAATATCTTCATTCGTTCTCCTATTTCTCAACCATATCAAAAAATTCAGCTCTTGTAGCGGGATTATCAATGAATGATCCCTGCATAGAAGAAGTTTTCATAAATGAATTTGTTTCTCCTACTCCTCTTGCTATCATACATAGATGCTGAGCTTTTACATATACAGCTACACCTTTTGGTTCTAAAGTTTTTTGAATATAGTCAGCTATTTGCTTTGTGAGTTCCTCTTGAATCTGTGGTCTTCTCATAAACCATTTTACTATACGAGCAAGCTTACTTATTCCAACTACTTTCTTTCCTGGAATATAAGCTATGAAGGCTTCTCCAAGAAAGGGAATGATATGGTGTGAACAAGTGGACTTGATAGATATTGGTCCTAGAAAAACCATTTCATCATATTCTTTTGTATTTTCAAAAACTGTTAATTTAGGTTCAGATTCATAGCATCCAGAAAATAACTCATTGACATACATTCTAGCTACTCTGTCTGGTGTACCTTGTAATTGCTGATCATTCTCAACATCAAATTTTAAAATTTCAAGAAACTCTTTATACTTTTTTGAAGCTTTCTCAATGATTTTACGTTTTTCATTTTCTGTAATTACTTGTGATTCATTAGATATAAGCATTTAATTCTCCTAATTTTTATTATTTGGGCCAATAACCTTTTTCAATATAAGTTATTTGATCTCTATCTCCTTTAGTAGATATCTCCATAAGTGAAAGAAATTCTCCCGGTAGACATTCATATGCTACTTTATAATAGTTAGCCATAACTTTAGCGTCATTTCTATGCCAACCTTCTCCTTCCTTTATAAACTCTTTAAGTGATTTTGTTACTTCTGCTTCTGAGGCTCCATTTGCTATAGTGTAGATGCTCATCATAAAATAAAATTTCAAACTCTGTATTACTTCATAATCTGTTTTCATCTGTGTCTTATTAGCCATTCGTTCTCTTTCTCCTAGATTTTATTTTTATTCTACTCTTATAGTATAAATAATAAGAGTAGAATTTCAAACTATTTTTTCTAAAGTTCAGCTATTGCTACACTTTTATTGTTTTCGAAAACTTCAATTTTATACATCTCTACTCCTGTATCTTTATATAAAGAAGGAGCGATAGTTCCTAAGAGATAAATAGCCATATTTTCTGCTGTTGGATTATAAGGCATTTCATATGTTTTAAAAGACTTATTCTGAAACATACCTTTTATTTCTTCATCGTCTTTATGATATAGAGTTCCATGATCCCAATTATCATCAATCCATTGACCGATACCTTTTTTAATAGCATTAAAGTCAATAACCATTCCCAGTGAGTCAAGAGGATATTCCTTATTCATACTCCTAAAATATACCCAGACTTGTTGATTGTGTCCGTGAATATTACAACACTTGCCATCATATTGATAAAGTCTATGAGCATATTCAAAATCTAATTGTTTTTTTATACTTACTTGCATCGAAATCTCCTTAAACTAATTTCTTATTGTCAAACATTAGGACGTGCAACCTTGGAGAAAAATTAAAATTATATTCATTACATTTATCAATTAAAAATTGACATTGGTCTTGAATTTCATTTACATGTGTACCTATAGGCATAAGATATATTCTCTCATTAGGTATACAATATTTTTCTTGAAACTCTTTTATATTAGTATAATTGTTTTCCCAATCATCCTTGTTAACTACTATTTTAGCTATCCAATTTACAGGTAGATGATTAAAGGCATTCCAATCCTCTATATTAGTAGCTCCCTGTAATGCTCCTATCTTAGGACTAAAACTAAAGTAAACATGATCAAAATTTCTAAAATCATACCAACTAGTATCTCCCGCATCCTCTACTTGGAATTTGAAATTTGAACATATTCTAAATAACTCATATAAAAATTCTTTATAGAGAGACGGTGCTCCTCCAGTAATCATCACATAATCAAAATGTCTTTTACCTCTTTCAATATTTATACAATCTCTCAACTCTTCTACGGTGTATGTAATATCACTCTCTCTTTTCCAGCTATGTTTTGAATCGCAATCTCTACATAGTACATTACAACCTGCTACACGAAATAGTAGCATCTTTTTTCCTATTAGGTTTCCTTCACCCTGAATTACTCGATGTGGTGGTTCTGCTAGTAATAGTTTATTCAATTTATTCTCCTTATTATATAATATATAATTTATTACTGAAAAGTTAAACTTTTTTTAAAATTCCGGCCATTCTTTTTTACTTTTCAATCTTTTCATCTCTACATTTTTTGGATATTCAACTTGTAATCTCTCAGGAGAAATTTTATTCAATATAACTATTTCGTCATCAATATATAAATCAGCTCCTTTTATTTTATCTATTTCTAATAAGATAAAACTAAATACGATAGGTTTCTCTCCATCTGAAGCTTCTCTTCCAAATTCCATAGCTAATGATTTTTTAGTAGAAACATATAATTCTTTAGGTAACTGTTGTAATTGCTTTTCGCGCTCTTCTATGTCATCTATACGAGAAACTAACCAAGAATTAGGATTAGGTTTTAAACCAAATTGTGCTATGCTTTGAGCTAAATAAGGAGAAGTGCCATGATATACCTTTATACCAAATTTTATCTTTTTTTCTTCTTTATATAGTATCTTATATTTATATTTCTTCATTTATATCTCTATATTAAAAATATTTTTTCCTGCACAGTTAACAATTATGTAATTTTTTGATTTATATTTCCACGATACAAATATTCTATCAACTATTGATACTATATTATCACTACCTACTATAAAATCAATATAATCCTCAGTGGCTTCTATTTTACAATTTTTTTAATCTTGCTATTTTTGCTGGAATAATATTACTATCAATAGATACATATTCAGCTTTAGAGTATTTAGATAATTCTTGCACTAACGATTCCCATCCATTATTTTCTACAAATTTTGATTTATACATTATAATCACCTCTCAAATATACTATATATATATATATATTAGTATCTAAAATTCATGTAGATTTTTTTCAGTTACTTCTTTTGAGAAGCCCCACACACTACCCATTTCAACCTCACACTGAAGCGGAATATTAAATGAAGTATAATCCTCCATAGCATTTTTAATTATATAATACATCTGTTCTACTTCTGATTTATGAATATACATTACTATAGAATCATGTACCATACCAACTATAATAGATTTAAGATTATTTTTTACAATCTCTTTATCTATTTCTATCATAGCTTTATACATAATAAGAGCTTCAAAGGTTTGAACAGTCGAATTAACTGCTATATTCTCATAATGCGCCCTTTCCTTACTATTACTTGGTTCAGTAACATCGGAGAACATCATTAAAGGAAGATGCCTTCTCCCCCCAAGAGGACAATCTCTATATCCTAATTGCTGTGCCTCTTTAATACAGCTACTAATCCACTTTTCTAATCCAGGATATGTTTCAAAAAATTTATTCCTTATATCTGTTGCTACTGTTAAAAATAAATCTTGTCTACCTCCTCTATCAGTAATTGGAGTAAGTTTATTTTCTTTTATATAATCAGCTATTTCATCTAATGTCCAACTTTCTTCTAAATCAGACTTAAAGCTAAACGAGCCTCTTCCGAACAGGAAGCCAAAATTAATCCCCTTTGCTTTAAATCTAAAAGTTTTATATGGTTCTTCACCTTTTTTAGAAATAAAATCTTCTAGTGATATATTTCGTGCGAATACCCCCCTCGCGGTGATGCTGTGCATGTCTCCACCACGATTAATAAATATATCTTTCATTACTTCATCACCAGAATAAATAGCACCAATCCTTAATTGAAAACCAGATTGATCCGCCTCACAAATATAATAGTCATCAGGACATTTGAATATCTTTCTAGTCTTCTTTCCTGAGTCTCCACTTTTTGGTATGTTTTGGAAATTGGGGTTTTGACTTGAAGCTCTAAATGAACTTGTTCTAGCAGGACTAAATGTAGGATGAATTACTCCATCTCTTATATATTTAGCAAAGCCTTCTACTTTCTTTTCCTTTCTATCTCTCATAAGAAAATTATCTACTTTTTCTTCTGGAGCTGCTACTTCTCCAACAAAACTAGTTTTAAGTTTCATTAAGCCACGATAGTCTAATAGATCAGATGCTACATCGAATCCTTTTCTTTTCCAATATTCTAATTGTGCCTCACCAGTTTTATACCCACCATCTTTCTTTCTCTCAACAGCTGGTAAACCTTTTTTCTCTAATGCTTCTCCTAATTGTTTATTAGAATTGATATCAAAAGATAATCCTAATTTTTCTTGTATACTCTTTTCCTTCTCTAGAAGTTCCATTTCAATATCTGAATTAAGTTTATTAAGATAATCTATATCTATATCCATTCCTCTCATTTCTGCTTTAGTAAATACGGGAATAACAGGAATAACATATTTTTTATAAGTATCATAAATCATCTGTTGTTTAGGAACTAATTCTTTTTCTAAATATTTCCATATTCTATATGTGGCTATTGCATCCATTCCAGCATAATGCATAAGTATCTTTTCTGGTATGTCTAAATAAGTTTCACAATTATACGCTTTCATTGCTTTATCTAGTTCATCATCATACCCACCTAATCCAACTAGCCATGCTAATGTTTTCAAACCATTCTTTTGCCTCTCTGTATTTAGGAGGTGAGCTAGTATTGTAATATCTTCATCTACTCTACTATTTTGTACTCCACTTCTTAACATCCCCTTCACATCATATTTACCATTAGCTGTAATTTGATATTTATTTGAGAAAAATTTACTAAGTAATCGTTTATCAGTAGTCTTATCAAAAGGAAGATAATATCCTTTTATTCCATCAAAAGAAATAGTTAAACAACCGACTCTGAAATTCTCATCAAAATGATTTAAGGATGAAGTCTCTGTGTCCCAAGCCATTTCACATTCTTCATTTAAGTATTGACGATAGAAATCATTTGGTTCATCAACTTTTATAATTTCATAAGGAGATACTATAAATGGATTATAATTCCTCATATGTTCTTTTATAAATCCAATCTGCTTCATAACGAATCTACTTTGGAAACTATCTTTTTTAATCCATTCACTTAAACATGGAACAGGATACACTCTTTTTTCTTTATGAATAAAGAAAGTATCATTAAATAAAAATTCAGAGAAGTCCCCCCAATATTGGAAATTATCCCCCTGAATTAAATAAGAAAGAGTTCTGCCTACTGCTATAACTGTCTTATATTTCAATTTATCCAAATCTACACAAGCACAATGATTGTATACCTGATAAGCAGGAGAAGGTAGTTCAAAAGTATTAGTTCTACATAAACAAGTAGAATGAATTTGATAGCTATCCAACCCCTTACTATCTAGATATGTTATAAAATCTTTTAGCATTGTATCGTATTCAACCATATCTACAAGAATAAGAATATCTCCAGTACCTTTCGTATACCAGAGAGAACTCTTAGCTTTAAAATTTATATCTAGTTCTTTAACACGACATTGTGTACACTTATTTATAGCTTTCTTTTTTAGAAAAGAATCTGTCATCTATATCTCCTAATTACTTTTTGATACTCTTTTAGTATATCCTTTATTTGTACGTGGTTCTTTACCAGTCAACTCTGTAAATTCTTTTTCAAATGTAGATCTATCTAATTTACCTGATTTCAATTTATAACGTAAAGAACATTTTCGTAGGATAACTTTACTATTCGCTACATAATATTGGTCGACATACTGAATTTGATGTTTCTTACAATGATCTTGTAACCCAGAAGGTTTATGTTTATTTAAATGAAATTTTGACTCTGGTAAATCTTTCCCACAAGTAATACAATAATGCATATCTTTCTCCTTTTATTTTTTAATAATAAATAAATATTTAAGAATTTAAAACTTTTTCTTTCATTTGCATCATTCCACAACTAAACTTCTCAGTACAATATCCTACAATTTTACATTTAGGTTTATAGTAATTAAACATTATATGAAACCATTCTTCATCCTGATGTATCAGTGATAGTTTTAACTCCTTCATAAAATCTTGAAATTCTTGTAAAGCTCTTTTACATAATCTAAGTTCTGCCATATGAAGTAATGCCCTCAGATTGATTTTTAAAACTATTTTTGAAGTCATTCCTAATGGAAGTATATTTGCTACATCTTGTTTAGGAATATCTAATTCTTGTAATTCTTCATATGATTGAGTAATTTCTCCCATTACTCTATAATATATAGCTATAGCATTTGGATTAGTCTTAATAGACTCTGGGATATAATAATCAAAACTACTACAATCAATATATCGGGTACTTTCTTGTAATCTAGTAGTCCCTACAACATGAGTATATAATTCCCGTATCATTCTTGCAGAATAACCTTCTATAGAAATAATCATATCAGGATATTCCATTACTCTATGATGTCCAGATTCAATGCACTCGATTCCAACTTTTTTTAAATCTTTCGGATTACTCCCCCAACAAGTTGATGCAACCTCCCCCATTAAAGAGAGAGGATTCTTTGTTATGTTAATTATTTTTATTGTCATAATTTTATTAAATATCCTTTATTTTTAAGTATAAACTGTTTTGCCCCTTTAAACTCTTTTCTATCCACTTTCAATCTTTTAAAAATATTTTTAAAAGAATCCCCACGTTTCATCATATTAAATATTCTTTTATATAGAGGGCAGTCAAAATAAATAAATTTAACCTCTCTTTTAATTTTACCTGATTCAATATCCCTAACTAGATCTTGAACGCCCTCAAAATTAGCAACAGTATAATCAAATTTTTCTGATTCAAAATCTTTTAACCATACCCAATAAAAATTATCAGCATAGTAAGTTGGGGTTACTATTTTAGATTTATCTACATTTTTAATATAATACTCTTTAGAGTAATATTTATAATTATTTTCCCCTTGCCTAGCGTCTCTTGTAGTATTACCTATATTTCTTTTTAAATTAAAAAGAGTAGCAAGGTAATCTTTTCCAGAACCTGATTTTCCACATAATACAATTATAGATTTCATATCACTCCTAGTGTAAATTATCACTGCCTTTTTTAGGCTCTTCTATAGACTCAAGTATAGATAAAAATGCTTCTTCAAATTGCATTTCCCTCTCATCCATTACTTCGGCAATTTCAGATTCCCATATAGTATGAACAACTATATTTTCATTATTTAATATAGTCCAGTATCCTTGCATAACAGTAAGATCAATTCCTGAATCTATTATTTCTTGTACTAATGTCATATTGATTCTTAGATCTACATGATTAAATATAAAAGCAAAGTCCGGTGATAAAGTCCAGGATGATCGTTGATCTTCATATATAACACAACCTAATGGAAAAAATATCATTAGATCAGCTGGGTGGCAATCAAGTTCTTCTTCTACATAAAAATCAAGTAACACATTTTTTATTACTTCATATTCTTGTTCCAATGTTAACCTTCTATTTTACTGAATTTAGGGCAAACTATTTGAAGTACTTTTGAACTCTGTTTACACTTATTAGTACATTGTAGGCACTTCTCATGATAATCCCCCCAATATACTTTGTTAGCTTCTTTATCTGATATTTCTTTTTCCATTTAGTTAATACCTGTTGATCCAAAACCACCTCTTGAATCTCCTTCCATAGTATCAACTTCTATAAATGATATAGGTGGGTTTTTAAGATTTAGTCTAAATTGACATACTCTGTCATTCTTTTTTATTACAGTATCTCTTGTAGCGTATATAGGCATTTTAATAATATCTTCATTTCCTGAATAGCTTTCATCGACAACACCAAAATGATTTGTTTGTAGCATACCCCAATTTTTAAAAGTGGATGATCTGGGAACAATATTCATTTCGTATCCATAAGGAATTTTTACAGATATACCTAAATCAATCAAATGAAATTCGCCTGCTTTTATTTCATAGTCATAAGCACTTCTTAGATCAATCCAATCACCTTGTTCAATCTTTATAATCTTTTCCATATCCGAAACATGATATTTAATTTTAATCTCTAGCATTTAATTCTCCTTAATTGTTTTTAATAGCCCGCTTCGGAAAAGATTTCTAATAAGAATGAGAACTCAACGCCGATATTGTTTATTTCTTTAATAATCAGAGCGGACTACTTAATTCAGAGGATGAAAGAATTGAACTTTCGAATAGCAGATCCAAAACCTGCTGCCTTACCACTTGGCGAATCCTCTATATTCGGTTAAAGGAACTCGTTAACCCCTAACCCAGTATTTATGAGCGAGTTTTTATTAGCGGAGGATGGACTCGAACCACCGACATATGGGATATGAACCCACTGAGCTACCACTGCTCAACTCCGCGATATTCTGTCCAGCTAGGGATCGAACCTTCAACTCTTGGTTTTGGAGACCAATACTCTACCAATTTAGCCATTCGGGCGGATGCTTATTTTACTTCTTTCTCTTTTTCTACAAGAATTTTGTCAATTCTCAATTTAAGTTTATCTAAGAACGCTTGTACCTTTACAGGTTCAGTTCTTTTAAGCTCTGAGAATCTATCAGTCTCTTCTAGTTTAAAACTATCTAAAGCTTCTTTAAGAAGCTCTTTAGCGTATACTTGTGCTGAAACTTTTTCGCCTTTTCTATTTTCTATTGCCATTTAATCCTCTTGTTATTTTTAATTAGTATCTATTTGATAGTAGTAAGAAATTTCTTAAACTTATTTTCTATCTTAATATCATGATCTCTAGCCACTGAAATTGTATGTACAACTTTATTCATCATACTATTATAGAAATAAAATCTTTTTTCTAAAGCTTTCTCAAAAGCTAATTCCATACCTTTTGATTTTGAAAAATGATCCAACTCATGACATACAGCTTTACCTTTAAAAGTCTTTTCAAGAAAACTATCTTGAATATAGCAAAATATTACTTTATCGTGTTTAGTTTCAAAGTATACTGTGTAATCTTCAACATCCTCTTTTGTGAATAGTTCTATACTAAATCCTTTCTTTTCTCTTTGCATCTAATTTCTCCTTAATTATTTATCATCATTCCAAACAGTGAATATTGAAACTCCAGGAATAAATCCCGCCGCATGTATTACCTCTCCTTTATAAGGAGGTTGAAAATCACAATTTATAAATTTAATTGTATTTCCAATCCAGCAACCCGCTAAGAACAATACAAGAACAATACTAAAAATTAGTACGCCGAAAGTTGATTTCATTACCATTCTCCTTAATTTTCTATTAAACAATCACCTGAAACTCTTACAAGCTTTCCAGTTTTAGAATCTTCAAAATACCAGCCATCGCTTTGTTCTTCTGTCTGTACTTTACCAGTTGATTCTCCTGAGTAAATTATCTGTCCACCTGAATAACATTTAATGAAAGCAGAACTTCCATAACTCGTCATTTGCTTCATTTTGGCGTCTGTACAACCAATTCCAAAAATCACCACAAAAATAATCATTAACTTTTTCAAAACTTTATTCTCCTTTATTTGAACTACCCTTGCCTAAAGGTAAGGGATTCTTGCTTCATCGAGCTTGTTAACAACCAAGTCATCTCCACAAGCGTAAATTCCCGTAATTCCTACGGTACTGATATTTAATTTTTCTTTAGCAAAATTCATCAAATTGATCCCAGCATTTTGATCTCTCAAATGATGATTATTACAAATAGGGCAATTCCATTCCCTATCAGAAAGAGTTAGTTCGACATTTTTATAACCGCAAACATTACACATCTTTGAGGATGCATAATACTTCTCGGCAAACACAAGATGTTTCCCTTTCCATTCACACTTATACTCAAGCATATTTGTAAAAGAACCCCAAGCGTTGTCAAGAGTTGATTTACCAAGATTTAAACATTGACTCATTGCTTGCATGTTCAAAGTTTCAATTCCAATAACATCATAGTTTTCTACAAGAAATGTAGAAAGTTTTTGGTGAAAATCTTTTCTTGAATTTACTATTTTCTCATGCACTCTTGCAACTTTGATTCTTTGCTTGTTTCGATTGTTTGAGCCTTTGACTTTTCTTGAAAGTCTTCTTTGTTCTTTTGCTAACTTCTTTTCATACTTACGATAGAATCTTGGATAACCGCCGACTTTGTTTTCACTGTCTGTAAAAAGATTCTTAGAATCATAATCTAAACCGATGCATTTTGATTGATATGAAACTCGATGGATGTTAGTTTCAATAGTTTCCTCAACTAATATGCATGCAAAATACTTTCCAGTAGAAGTCTTTTCTACTGTTACATTTTTAATTATTCCTTCAAATGTTCTATTATCAGAATACCTCAACCATTTTAATTTAGGTAATTTTAATCTTTTATTTTCAAAAACAATATCAATATTATTATTAACATTTATTGTTCTGAATGTTTGTCTTGATTCTCGCTTTGACTTGAATTTAGGATAAGAGATTTTTCTGCCTTTTCTTTTTCCAGTTATAGAATCAAAGAAATTTTTATATGCAGTTTCAAGATCAACCCTTGCTTGTTGCAGAGCAATAGAATCCACATCAGAAAGCCAATCAAACTCTTTCTTATATTGCTTTTCAGTTTGGTATTTAAATGCCTTTAGAGCAACTTTGTCATCTTTTAGTTTTTCATACGTTTCTTTTCTTTCAGCGAGCATATGATTGAATACAAAACGAGTACACCCGAAAGTCTTGTTCAAAAGAGTTTCTTGTGTTTTATTAGGATATAACCTAAATTTGTATGTTTTGTAAATCTTTCTCATAATATATTAGTAATTTTAATTACAATAACCTCATTAAAAGTATAGCAAATATAAGTAGAAAAGTCAAGTGAAAAGTTACAAAAGTGTCAACTATTTGCCAAATTCATCCCTCCCCTAAAGGGAAGGGTCTTCTTTGGCGAAAGGATAAAATAAATTGCAAATAACATAAGCCATATACAAAACCAAGTTATAACTGGTTTCTTTCTATTATCTTTCCAAGCCGAATACATCATCATAACTATTGAAAGTGAACCTATGATAAAAGCTATTAGAATTATAATTTCGTTTGTCATTATTTTAATCCTTATTTAATTTTAATCTACAATTATAATATAAATAAAAGTAGAGAAATTTAAAACTATTTTTTAAAATTATCTAAGTCAAAATAGTAAAAAATTAAGTATATAAGAGTGGATAAGACTAAAATAGGACATAATAATCTTATCCACTCAATCATTAGTTACTTCTTAATGCTGTAAGATTGTTTAATTGGTTTACACTCTTCCTTCATTGGGATAATTATTTCTAATATCCCTCGGTTAATTCTAGCTTCTAACTTATCAAAATCCCACTTATCGGAGCCTTGATATGAAACTGTAAAATCTCTTTCAGCAATGTTTCGATAGAAATATCTTTTCTTGTCTTCTGCCTCCCTGTCTTTAGATTTTTTACCTTCTACAATTAGTTTTAAATCCTCTCTCTTAATAAATATCTCATCATCGTTAAATCCTGTTACTGCGATAGAGATAATTGAATTAAGATTTTCATCGACAGCATAATTACTTACTGGATGACTTGGAGCATAAATAGGAGCATAGGTAAACTCTTCTACAACTTTCCAAAAATTATCCTTTAAAGGATAATAGATGTAGTCATAGCCATACTGACTTGTTGACCTAGATCCTTTTACTGTTGAAGTATTTGTTGTAATAGTATTGATTGTGTCTATTACATCGTTAAATACTCCCATAAGACTTACTGAACCTGAATAATTGTGTTTAGACATTGTTACCTCTTTCGATGCCATTATAGGTCATCTTATTATTTTATTTTCAACCCCGAAGGTATTGAATGCAAATTAAAAACCTGAGAAAGTTGAGCTTCTATAGATAGGCCTCTCAGGTATGTTATTTATTAGTAAACTCCCATTACATTTAATCTGATGTTTCCTTTCAGATATTCATAAATATATTTTATTAACTGATTTACAACAGTGGTATTTCTATAATATTTTAAATATATTTCTTCATAGATCATACAATGATATTCAGGGTGTTTTCCAGTATCTTTTATATACTCAAGAATATCTCGGTCATTAGCTCCCTGAAATCTGAGCTCTTCTATAATTTGCCAAGCATAAGACATTACTTCTGCTTTATCTGCAAAATAACCTACTTCAGTTTGATACTTAGGTGAATTATTGTATCTATTTATTTTAATCTGATTACGATAATTCTCAACAGAAATAAATTGACTTCTATGTATTAGCTCGTGTCCTATAAGTTGCTTAAATGAACTTAGAAATTCCAATTGAAAATCTCTATCTATAAATAATTTTTCAATAGAAGGACTACAATATATAACTATATCAAGAGTTTTGCTGCCTATAACCATTACATTTATTCCAGTGGCGTCTCCATCATTAAAGGAATGTCCAGAATAATCAAATCCAATATTAAACTCTCTGAATTGTTCACTTAAATAAATTACTAATTTTTCATTATATTTAAACTTTTTACCTGAATTAGTTTTAATAATAGTCTTCATTTGATTATATAAAATATCTACATATTTATCGGGTCGATAAACAGCTTCAATTAGCGAAGTTATCCCCCGACTCGACCGAGTAAATTCTTTTTCAGTATCTTCGATTTTTCTTTTATATCGTTTCATTTTAACTCATAGGAAGTTCATCAATAGTAAACATCATATAGTTGAATGTTGCTTTCTTATCTTTCTTATAAGAAAGACTTGATTTAATAGTATCTATTATGTATCTAAAGTTCTTAACATCTTGAACTACTTGACAGCCACCTGAATATTTACCTATCTTATCTACTATAGATACTGGGCTCATTCTATGAAAATTTATTCCAAAATAATCACAGACAACTATATCACTAGCATCTCTCGTAAAATTATAATTAGCATCTCTCCAACCTCTAGTTGGCTTACATTGAGGGTATTGATTAGTAAGAGCTTCATACCCTTTATGAGTTCCTATACTCCATATCTTCTCATGAAAACCTTCAAGTAAATGAAAAGTTCCTTTTTTATTTCTCTCTGCTTTATTCTTTACCCAGTATACTCCAGGTTCTGTTGTACCCTTACAGAGAAATAATTCGTTTTTTGTAAAAAATCCAAGATAATCATTAATAACATCCTTATCTTGATCTTTTGAATCTCTTATACCTATTAGAGTTATTTCCTCTATAGGTAGTTTATTATCCTTAAAATATTTACCTATGAATTTATGTAATTTTATATTATCCATATTTTATTAAAAGGATTATTTACATAATCCTTTTTTACCTCCCCCCTGATTTTCAATATCCATATCATTAGATATTATTGGGGAATCTATATTATCATTTTGAAGTCTTCTACCTAGTCCACGACCTAAGCCTCTTCCCATACCATTACCCCTTCCATCTCTAGGACCTCTTGAATTAGGATTCGGACCCATTCCATCTCGTCTTGACATTACATCTACCTCTTGAATTTTTAATTATTAGTATCACTAATACAGAATATCATTCATATCAATCACAGTTGTAAAATAACTATCTTCAAAACAAGCGTCCACTAAATATAGCTTATAAGATAATTGTTTTAGAACTCTTTCTATTCTCCCATCGCCTTCGTAGAATCTTTTAGTTTCAACATCTTTGTATACTTTTACAACTTTATCTTTTAATTCTCTTTCCATTCTATAAATAAACCTTCTAGTATTATAATCCAATCTCGTAAAGTAATATCACTAAGCTTTCTGAATATCTGCATAGTCAAAATCCCCATTACTATATTCTTTTCTTATATCATGATCAAATTCTTTTTTATATGTACTCATGTCCTTCACCTCAACGAAAAACCCAACTACACGGCTAATC